AGACGGCGGGTTCGCTGACACTCCCGAGTTAATGGCTTCCCTTGAGACTCAACTTGTCGTATGTGCTGACAGTTCTCCATATGTGCTTGCTGAATCTGCAAACGAATGGTCGCATTATCCTCACGTGCTGCATGTAAATTCGCCGCGCCAGCGGCCTATATATACCAGTAACGTCAAAATCAAGTGTCAAGACTCAGCATGCATTGACAATGTCGTTTGCTACGTCTGGAAGCAAACTCACGGCACGCTTGCGACTACATGGGTGATGGTTCGCGACCTTGACGGGACTGTCATCGTCTCGCCTCGAACCCTAGGGCAAGCAGACAGCGAAGAGGGTCAGTACTGTCAGATAAAGGTTATTCAGGACGGACTTCGCTTTTGGATTTTTCAGTCGTATGACGTCGACTGCATTCTTAACGTCGTTCTTCCAGACGGAACATTCAGCGGATTCTCATCGTTTGCTACACTAGACACGTTTGACGGTCCAAACTGGTGGGACTGCCAATACAATGAACGTGGAGTTGTTTGGTTCGCAAAGACGAGCACTGTCAATGCAGCAATGTATTCGTTCGCATGGGCAGCTGGAGCCGTCACGCCGACGTTGCACGATTATTCTTCTGATATTACATATTCTCCGTTTCGTCCGTTCTGGCTAACGGATCCTAATAATCCGAACGTCGTGTATCTAGGTATTGCAACGAATCTAGACGGAGCTACTCAGATAAACGTTGAGACGTTCAATGCCGCGACAGGCGCCCATCTGTCATCGATTAACATGCAGAGCGGCTTCATATGGGCAGATATGTGCGAGCTTTCCGGGTTCGTTGACAAAGACATAACGATCAACGTCCTTCGCAGCGATCTAGCAACTTCGCCGGTATTCAATAAGACGGTACGCACGTCGCTAGATATTTTTTCCGCAAAGACTGACTACTCTATTAACTCTGTAACTGTGGCCTCGCGCACGTTCTTCCTTAACGGTAGACCTACGTCCGTCATGTTCTTCGACGACGACGTGCAGCCTACGTTCTTCCTGCATGACCACGGAACGGCCGTTAATCAAATGTGCGGCATGTGGGGGCATGGATCGTCTGACCAGTCATGGCAGGGAACTCACGGCAGCGGAAACGCACTAAATCACGACGACTGCCACGTATCTTCGCCGTACTCAGATCGCGACGGTAATATTCATTGTGCCGTCGCGTACCTTGCCGAGTCGTTTTCGAAGAACTTCGTCACGTACACACGCACCGGTGTCAATCCAATACAGGCGGTAAATACGACCAAGTTCGTTTCGACGGTCGGCCTGGCTGACGTCGAATTCTCTAAGCCTGGTCGCGCGACGGAATATGCCGATGAGCTTCTGATTCCGGGTCCGCAGTCGACGTGTTTTACGGGCGCCGTATTCACAGAAGACAACTTCAACCTGTTCCCATCTCCGTTCACAATCGCTCAATCACACAGCGACGCAGGATTGCTTGACGAGAACAAGGATTACTCAATCGTCGTCGTGTTTGAGTATACCGACACCAGAGGCAATCGCGTCAAGTCTCGCCCGAGTGACCCGCAACTGGTAACGCTCACGGGAACGAATAACATCATGACGATTACGGGGCCGACTCTGTTCGAGACCTACGGAAAGTCCAACGTCATGATTTGCATTTATTCGACGTACATTACCAGCGGTTCCATCTCAACAGACCACCGCAAGGTCACTGACGATCTTGATCCGTTGCTTAACGACAAGGGTTCGCTTACGTGGTCGTTTAACTTCAATAAGTCGTCCGAAGATATCCAGGCAGGAGAGATTCTGTACACCGACAACGGCTTGCTTCCGCACGATCCATGTCCTGCACACACAGTCGGCTGTATCGCTGGCAACAGGGCGCTGGTCTACGGATACGACGGAGCTATCTGGTACAGCAACGAAAAGTCAGAAGGAGACAATCTTACATTTAACACCGACGCCCTTCGCGTCTTCATGCCGACGTCTGATGAAATAGAGTCAATGGAAGCCCTTGACTCCATGCGGGTTATTCTGTTTGGATCACGTTCAATCTGGGAGTTCGATATCTCTCAGCTACCAGGTCCCGACGGACTTAACGGTAATGTGCAATCGCCAAAGAAGCTGCCGTTTAACAACGGGTGCAATGGCATTTCTCACTTGCTCAAAGACGGAGCTGCATACACGTCTAGCGCTGGTGGAGTTTGGATGGTTACGCGCGGACTTGAGAATATCCAACTTTCCGCGCCTGAGGTTACGGACTTCAGTGGTCAGACGGTCGCTGGAATCGCCACGGATGACAAACAGCGCACAATGTTCGGTCTGAAGAATCGGCAACAATCAATCGTTCGAGACGGACTCAGCTACTCGTGGGGAGATTATGCCCATCCTAGAATCATTAAACTGGTACACAGAATCAACGGCATGTTTTGTTATGCCGACGACATTAGTGTTCACGTCAACGATGGTACTGCTTACGACACTTATTTGGATGACAGTACCCAAGACGAAGTGGTTTCGTCGATTGTCCAAGATATTCAAACGACGCCAATAAACTTCGGCACGGTCAAGGGACTAAAATGCGTCTGGCGGTTTCTTGTTTATGGTGTGCTCTCGTCGCAACATGACTTGATCGTCGACGCTACGTATGAAACTGAAGACGGAACGTATACTGAATCGTGGACCGTGAAGTGGGAGCAAATGCTGCCGCAATACCCGCGCCTTGAGATTTCCTTCGAGCCTAAGGTTATTGAAATGTCGTCGATTTCTCTGCGGTTCAGACCTGACTACTCGCGGCTTGGCGTTGCCACTCCCGGGGCGTCGTTCGAGCTCGAAACGGTGTCATTCGAAGCTGGTATTGACTCGTACCTCAATCGCACTCCCGCGGCATTCCGTGGACGTTCCACATAAACCGTCAATAACGAAAGGATAAACCATGGGCGCGTGGGACTGGATTAGCGACAAAGCCGGATACGTGGAACCTTGGAATAAGAAATTCCTTAGCGTTGCCGATCCTGGGAATCTACTTGGCCAGAATGGCGGAAGCGTTCCTAACCAACCTGGCGTCACTGCTAACGGAGATTCTAATCAGCAGAATCTTGTCAGGGATCCTGTGACTGGAATGTACGTTGACCCGACTACCGGAAACGTCTACATGGACGCCCTCGGAAAGAACGGAAAGGGTCAGGTCACAAATCCTAACGTCGCTCAACAGGTTGCGCGAAACGCTGGTATTTCTGATGCGATGCTGGCTAAGTTTGATCAAGATCGTAAGAATTCTCAGATTGCGCAATCAGGACAAGGGCAACTCGTCGGCCAACTCGATGACCAGATCACTGGAAAAGGTCCTTCGGTCGCCGGAAGCCAAATCGCATCCACGCTTGGGAATATTCAACGCACGCAAATGGCTGGCGCAAGCGGGGTAGGCGGCGAAAGCGCATTTGCAGCACGTCGGGCTGCTCTTACTAATATCGGTAATCAACAGCAGCAGGCTTCGCAGAACCTCGCAACTCTTCGTGCACAAGAGACCGCGTCTGCCTTGCAACAGAAGGGGAATGTACTTGGCGCCTTGGCCGGGGAAGCGAATACTCAGTCTGGACAGAGTCTCAGCGGTGCGCATGCGTTCTCAGGAGATGCGTTGCAAGGCCAGGAAGCGCAACAAGGATTGAATGCCAACGCGGCTACTCAGCAGGACAAGGATCGAAAGGACCGCGAAAACAAAGTAATCGGCGCGATCGGGACGCTTTTCTAATGCCAAGTAGCGACGAAGAACTGCAAATGCTGGCAGAGAAAGCCGTCAATCCTGACGCTTTCGCTGCGCCTACTGCCGCCCCTCTTTCTGCTCCGGTAGTCGGTACTCCAGAAGGTCCCGGAATCCCTCCCGTGGCAGACCCAGCTACTCCTACGGCGCCCGTTGGCCTGCCTCCCGCCGTTACTCCGGCGCCGGGCGTTCCGCCCATCCAGCCGTCGCTCAAGGCGCCACCGACTATCCCAGGCATCGACACGAGGGCGCTAGAGCAAGCCCGCGGCTCTGCCGATGAACTGGCCAAGGCGCAGGCGGCCAAAGGACCGCTAATCGCAGGCGCGAACGAAGCAGAAGCCGGTGCCGCTGACCAGCTTTCGCAGGAAAAGCGCGACAAGGCTATCGAACTTCAGGCTGAAGAACAGGCGCAGAAAGACGGACTTGCAGCCGCGCAGAAGGTCGCCGATCAGGCTGCCGACGAAGTCAAGAACTTCAAGCTTCCTGACTATTGGGGCGACAAGACCGGCGCACAGAAGGTCATGGCTCACATCGGCTACGCCCTCGGCGCGTACGCCGCTGGAGGTTCGTCCGGAAACGGAGTGAATCAAGCTGCCGAGAAAATCAAGATGATTTCTCAGCAGAACATGGATGCTGCCAAAGCAAAACTTGGTACGCTTCAGTGGGCGGCAGAACAGAAGCGACGTGGCGTAACGGATTTGCAGCAAGCGTATCGCGATGATCTTGCTAAGCTTACGTTGCGTCAAGGAATGGAGTTGCAGGCAGCTAGTGACGAAGCTAAAGCTTATTTGCTTCGTTCTAAGACTCCGCTTGAGGAAGCAGAAAACAACGTTCTTGTGATGAAACTCAAGAACGATGGCGACCAGGCGTATGCAAAGGGTTTTCAGGAACTCGTACGTGACAAGGCTCAGCTTGCGCTTGAAAAGGCACGTATTGGAGCATCGTACGCTGCAATCAATGAGTCTAGACGCGAACATGACTTGCAGCACGAAGATCGCGCGCTGACCGCTATTACAAAAACCGGCGCTACCGGCGATAAAACCGTCGTCATGGACCCTGATACTGGCAAGAAACTCGGCTACGTCGTTGGAGGGAAAGGCGGCGCCGCTGCGTTCGGAACGCGCGACTCTGATTATGGGCGCGCTTTGCAACAGCTTGAAGCGCTCAAGAAAGACGTCGTAGAAAACGGCAATCGTGTTCTGCTTCCTGAATCGGTCAAGCGTCGCAATGCTCTAAAGAACAACGCGGATATCGCGGTCGCCACGGTCAGCCCGCTTGGCAAAACCGATGAGGCAATGAAAAAGGAATCTGCCAGCATTGGCGGAGGCGGTGCGGCAGGTCTGAACACTGACATTCTTGCCGGTGCTAACCCCGATGCCATTAACAATAAAATTAAGGAACTAAAAGAGCAACGCGAGCGCTACCGCAAGTCTCAGCTTATTGGCTTGGATGAGAATGAAGACGGTACGCCCGCTGCCGATAGAGTTCCGACCCTGAAAGACGTCAACGCAAACGCCGTTAGGTCGCTACCGGAAGCTGATCGCAAAGATGCGATTGACGCCATCTCGGCTCTTTCAAATCCTGCGAAGGCCGCAAAGGCAGCAAAGTTCCTGCGTCACCTCGGAGTGATGTAATGGGATGGGAGCAGAGGGCGGACGCGCTGGATTCCGCTCCGGCGACGTCTTCTGGATGGGAGTCCAGGGCGGACTCTCTACCAGACGAGACTCCACACAAGATTGAAGCAGCACGCATTGGTCTCGAGGGTCCTGGCAGCAAAGATACCGACGAAATCAAGCTGGCGCCGAATCAGCCTGTAAACGCAATTAGCAAGTCGCTTGATAATCATGGCGATTTGTACATTGCGAATCATCCTGTAGAAGCCGCAAAAGGTGTCGGTAATGCCATCGTCGGAGGAGTCAAGGATCTGGGCCGTTCACTTTCGAATGCCAACGATCAGGCCGCGCAAGTAATCCTGCATCCTTCGACGCTAGGAGATATTCGTTTCCGTAGCGAAGCGATGCGCGGTGTCAATGATACGGTCATGCCGTATCTTGGAAACCGCATCGTCGAGGCCATCGGCGGGCCTGCGAAGGATTCGGAATCGGACAAGGCTGCATATCCGAATGCCCGCACGTTCGGCGGCGTCGCTGGCATGGCAGTCCCCGTCCCCGTCGGCGAAGCGGTTTCGCTTGCAGTCAAAGGAGCTAAGGTACTTGCGGAGGGCGCCGCAGAGCGCACGGTAGAGCGGGCGGCCGTAGGATACGGTGAACGTGTCGGGAAACGCGCACGCACGAAGCTGGAAGCCAAGGAAGGCGCACCGCTGCGTAACGTGCTGGCTGACGAACCGGAACTGGTAAAGAAAGCGTTTGCCGCTGACCCGGAGCGTGCCGCCGCTGCCAAGACTGTGCTTGAAAAAGGCAGAGCTGACTCTAAGGAGATCTACCGCGAGCGCGACATCGAAGCCGGACGCAAGCCAGTTGCGCAAGAGATCATCGCTCGCGCAGAAGTAAAGGAACAGGAAGCGTACGCGAAGCTGCAAGAGGCTAAACAATTCCCCGAAGGAACGGAGCAAAATCTAGCTGCCAAACGAGATGCGCTTCCTATTCTACAGGAATCGCAGAAACTAAGGCGAGATGCTGCTAAGAAAATTAGCGGCTCTAGAGTACACGGAATTCGCCCTACTGACGCTATTCCGAAGTGGGACGCTAGGATATCTGAACTAAAGGGCGGTAACCAAAGCGACCGAGATGCTGCCAAGGTCCTTGAAGACTTGCGCGATAAGTTCAAGGAACGATACTCAGACCCTAATGAAATCATTCCAACGGAGAAGCTGCGCGACGAACAGAGTGATTACCAGCTTCGTGGATATGGCAAGGCTCCAGCCGGAGACGCTGCGCTTACGGCAAGTATTCGCGCCAATATGGAAGCGTCGAAAATCGTAGGCGAGCCTATCTGGGAGCATGTTACAGGCATGCCATACAAGGACGCAATTGCGATGGCAGAAGCGAATCCGAATTCCGTAGCAGGTAGATTACTAAAGGCAAACGAGAAGATTTCCGTTGCAAATAACATTCTCGCCGGACTTGAGGCGCGTAAGGGGATGGCAGCTCCGAAGGCAAGCCGCATCGATAACCTGATCAACGGAATTCACGGCGCGTCTGCCGTCGTGTCGCACGGAGCTACCGTTCCGCTTACCATTGCAATGAAGGCTATCCCGCACATTCCCGCAGTTGTAGACAAAGGTCTCATTGGACTTGGCAAGATTGCTGAGAAAATTCCCGAGGGTCCTGCTACATACAATCCTATTGGCTCTGTCGTCGGAAAGGCGAAGGATATCGTCAATAAGATGGCAGAGATTCAGGCAAAGTATCCTCGTAACACTCAACTAGGAGCCGTCGACTTGAGCGACCTTGTAAATGCGCTTCCCAAAGGCTTTATGAAGAATCGCAAGAATCTTGACGAAGCAAAGCGGTTGGCGAACATTGCCATGGATAAGTCGCTTCCAGATGAGAAGCGAAACGGAGCAATCAGGACGGCACTGGACTTACTGAAAGACTTCGGCAATGAGTAGCATCGATCCGTCCGAAGCTACGCTAGCTGTCATTGGGATGGACGCTGTTATTTCCGATGCAGTAGAAAAAGTGTCAGCGAAGCAGCGCAGACGCATCCGCAAGCTTGATGAAGAAATAAAGCACCGCGTGGGAGAAATGATTCACGGCCGGTTGAAGTGTGATTTCCCATTACCACCGCCGTACCGTGAGACGCTTTCAAAGCTGTTCGATTCGCCTATCAAACCGGACCAAGTACAGAAGATGATCGCGCCGTTGCCGCAAGACGTACAGAACGGTTTCGTCGCGATTTCTTCCGGAGTCTATAAAGACATCCGTGATGAGTTCCCTCGTAACACGTTCAAGTCAATCGGTGGAGACATCACGCTAGACGCGGACGACGTCGAGTATTTCCGATGGTTCTGGCTGTATTCGGTTCTGAATGATCCGTTGCGAGTAATCAATCTGATGAGCACAGGCGCATTGCTTCGCTTTCAGGTGGATTCGGTTAGAGAGAACTACCCTTCCATTTCGCAATGCATTGACGAGGCGATCGACGAAGCGATTCCGGATGCTCGCGTAAAAGATTCTATGTTTGTACCACCGCTTGAGGCCGACACCGGGATCAAGGTGTGGCGATCGCTTCCTATTATTCAAGGAGAGTACCAAATGGTTTACGCTAAGGATAACGAAGAACAAAAACAGGATATCAATCCGCCAAAGGGTCAGCTTAGCAACTCCGCCGCCGCTTCTGAATCAGGAGCGCAAGCCGCTCTCTACCCTAGGGCGTAATTAACCGTCAACATTGCGGCACCTTTGCCGCTCGACAAATGAAAGGGGTAAGAATTGAGCCGAACAAGATTCCAAGCCGGCGCACTCATCGACTTTGAGTCAGCCGCGTTTAAGGTAGTTTCTGGTAACGCGAGTGGCGTAACTCCAATCGTCAGTGGGTGGATTCGAGTCGGTGGAATTGACACGATCGCGTGGCTCTTTGTAACCGGAGCATCCACTAACGTCGTCTGGACTATTCATACGTCGCGAGATGCTCAAGGCAATAACCCTGAGGAACTTGATTACACGACGTATCTTAGCGCTGCGCTACCAACCGGCACGAATCAAAATACGTCAGTTACGATGACGATTCCTCCTAATGCGAATTACATGCGCATTACCGGAACTCCGTCTGCTGGTTCTGGCGCGGTCGAGGCTAGTCCAGGGCTAATGGTAAGCGAACCGCAAGTAATTGACCACTGCCGGTACGCCGCGGTTCACTTCTATTGCCCAGCATCGGCTACGCTCGCAGGACAAGCTGCGTTGGAGTTCTCAACCAACTACAACCCTGAGAATGCAAAGCAGGGGCTCGGGACGCTTCCAGTCACCACAGGAAGCGCCGGAGCCGACCCAGAGCGCTGGACTGCTGCTGTCAAGCACACAGACGATGGTGGCGCAGCGATTACGATTGCCGCTCTGTCTGGAAGCACTGGCCAGGATTTGCTTCTCAGGCTTGGCATTCTTGAGTGCGTCGCTTTTCGTGCGAAATTCACTCCGAGCAGCGGTTTTGGGCGCTACCAGATAACTGCCAACTCGAAAGGCTAAAAATGGGACTTCCAACTAACAAAGTCTTCACGCCAGGTTTTCGGCTCATCGCCGATGACGACGGGAACTATATTGACGACGTCAATTATTTGAGACTGTCAAGCAAGTTCTCTCTTACTCGCAATGCAGCTGATCCGTCGGCTGTTATCGATCTCAGTCCAGGAGCGATCGTAACTTCTGATATTGCAGACGGTTCGGTTACAGGACCTAAGCTTGCTAACTCAGGAACTACGGCCGGCCGTATCGGAGCAGAGATACTTATTGAACGAAAGGTTCTTACGGCGGCAACAGGATGGACGTCGACTACGTGGGCTGCCGGTGCTTACAGAAGCCTAAGAATGAAACTTCGTCTTGACAGTGGCGCTTCTAATGAAATCGGAGTTACACTCGCCGGACTTACAGGAACGTATCGCACTACGTTTGAATACCAACAAAACGGCGCCTCTCCCGTTGGGTTTAAGTATGACGCAAACTGGAATATCGATCTTTATACGAATTGCCAAATATGGGCTGATATGGAGATTGAGACCGGAGGAATCCGGACTATGGCATTCCGCGGAATCACAGGTAGCGACGCAGGTGGTACAGGAATGAAGTCTGTGCGTGGTGAGTGCATCAACGATGATACGACTCATAACGTAACCGGACTGGTTTTGGCATTCGCTGCCGCATCTACCGGTATCGGGTATCTTTGGGGAGTCCCATAAATGGCAGACGGACGCCCATCGGAGCGCGGTTTCTTTGAAATCGCCGACGATGCTGGCTCGGTCGTAACAGACGTCAATAGACTACGTCTAGGCCCAGGGCTGTCGCTGTCTCATAATCCGTTCGATCCAAGCGCAGTAATCGATATAATCGGCGAACTTACCGGACAAATAGTACAGGTCGACAAGATGTCCGACCTTCGCGGATATTCTTCGCTGCTAATGCTAAACGGCGGTCTTTACAGGACAAGGGGATATCAGTCAGCAAATGATGGAGGTGATTCTTTTTATCGCTGGGATTCCTCATCAACTGCTGTTGATGACGGCTTTCTTGTAATCAAACTCGCGTCTAGAACGACTGGACGCATGAAGTTCGTAAACGTAGGCAACGATACTATGTTTAACGTTCTGCGCATTGGACCAGCATTGGCCGATCTTGGATCGCGAACAGTTTCATTCGATCCAAATGGCGCCGTTGCAATTGGATCGGAACTCTATCGAGTTTCTAAGATTCTTCGCAACGCAGGGTGGGAAGGTATGTTTTTCCCTAATGGCAGATACAAAGTCAATGGACTTGATTCCGAGAAAATAGCTCCGTCAAGCGCCAAGGGTGTTTCATTCCGTTTAAAGGCGGCTTCAGGAGCCGAACTATTCGGTGATCCTGCTAATACCACAAGCTACAATGCCGGAATCGGCATTTATGCAGAGGGAGAGGTAGACTTTCTAGGAACTCCATATAATGGCCGATACTGGACGCAAACCATTAACGGCGGTGAGAACGTATTCGGACCTGGTATTTCGTCTACGTCAGGGATATCCGTCGGAGATGTTATGCTATGTCGCTTTGGAGCTGAGATTACTGACTTCAGCGGATATTGGGCCTCATACAGCTACGGAGAAATTACGGACATTGACAGCGGTACTGGTACTGTTACTACATACCAGGTAGCTCCCGAAAAGTGCCCGGCTGACCCTGGACACGTCAATCCATATCGTCAACATGATAAACACGACATGATCAAGATCGTGGGGTTTCAAGACAACACCACGATCGAAGGTTTTCTTATAACAGACGTTTTTTTCGGTAACTTCTTTGCTCGCAATCTTACTATTAATTGCACATGGCTTAGTACTAAAGGATTTTGCGTAAATACTGGTGGCGGAATAGGCATGGACCTGTCGATCAGGGTTCACAAGGGCGTTGGTTCGTCTGTCGTTCCGGGAGGAATCATAACCCTTGCAAGTCAATACGGCACCCACATCAGAAGCATCGTTTGTAACGATGTCGTTCCATCGTCTGGAGCGATTTGCAATATTGTATCAGAGGAATCGTCTTGTCGCGGGACTAGCATCGACCATATGGATTTGACCGTAAAATCGTCAAATGCATTCAACAATACGATTGTTCTTGTAGGCCAGACACCAGGTCAGAACAACGCTATTAGAATCGGATTGTGTGTAATCAAAGGCATCATCAAAGGCGTGATAGCTGATAATGTATGCATCGACGTTCTTGATATTAGATGCCTTGGCGGACTTACACAGGATCTAGCCTTTGGCGTTGACCAGATCGGAACGCTCATCTACAACGGAGTCCTGTATCGTAACAAGGTCACGCGCGACTATTTTCTTCCGTTTGGAAATAGCACAAAGACAATCAACATCCCTTTCCATGGACTAACTGGTCAACTTCGGCTTAAGCCGTCATCTATGACGGGAGTTACTTCTGTCGCAATTAGCGGTGACGGATTCGTATCACCGACAGACATAACTGGCTCGTTAACGGCGGGTTCTTGGTCTAGCATTGGAACTGCAAGGGTTCCCTCTATCTCAACTCCTAACTTCCCAGGCAACAATGCCATGTCGATACGTGTCACAGGAAGCGGCACCACTCCCGCCGGATCGTATATTGCGATTGAACACACATGCTTCGAGCCGTACCTAGACCAATCAGCACTTTCGTCAATTGATACGTCTGTTCCAAGGATCATAGTTACAAACGGCGCTCCCTCTTCTGATGCGACGTTCATTGGTCAAGCTTGCTTCGATTCATCTAACAGTAATTGGTACGATGCTATAAATACTGGAACTGGATCGTCTGATTGGAAACTGCGCGGCGGCTCGGCCGGGGCGCTTCTGTCATCCAACAATCTTTCTGATGTTGCAAGTACTTCAGTAGCTAGAGCTAACCTAGGAGTACAGCCTTTAGATATTATTGACAGCAGCACTTTGTCGGCAGCAAGCGATTTCGCTTCGTCGGCATGGGCAGTAGGAAAGTACGAAAAAATCATCGTTGAATTTAACGGTCAGCTCTCAGCTGCGTCAAGCCTTGAACTTCGCGCAAATCTTGACAATGGACTTAATTACAGCGACTTTGCAACTGTCAATGTAAATGGCATAGTTTCCCCTGATAACTCGGCCAAGGGTTCGCTTACGGCTGCCAGGTTTGGAGGATCTAACGCGAGTTCTTCTGAATGCGCTGTAACAGCTACGTTCTGGCCTCTTACCACTGGCCGCGAGCGCGTAGGAATTTGTCAATCTACTTCAATCACGACAGCCGGAACGGCAGCCACTTCTACAGACCGAAAGGGAGGTTTTTGTTGGCATAACACCGCGACCGACGTAACGGCAATTTATGTCCTAGTCTCGACAGGATCGATGACTGGTACGATTAAGATTTGGGGAGTGCCAGCATAATGGAAACAACGTCGATAGCCCTTGAAGCTCTGCTAGACGAAACAACCGGCGACGTTAAGATCAAACCCGGACAGCGTCCGCCTGATTACGATACGCACATTCGACTGCGAGCAGTAGAGAAGAAATTGCGCCGTATGGAAGTCGTAATCTACCTGTTACTCGGAGCGCAGTTGCTAGGAGGAAATGCTGGTCACGAAAAGGTTGTCAAATTGCTTAAGTTGTTCATTGGTGCCGAATGAACGAACTAGCAGCGAAGGTTTTAGAGATTGCCGCCACGCAAATCGGCGTGCGCGAGCATGGACGCAATCGCGGGCCTGAAATCGACGGATATTGCCGTAACATCGGCCACGATCCTGAGAAGGCCGATCCGTGGTGCGCAATCTTCGTGTGTGCAATGATCAAGCGCGCGTGTGATGCACTTGGAGTTACGGTGCCTATCCATATGACCGCTGGCGTGTTCACGCTCGATGAGAAAGCTCCGCAAGGATTACGAACGTCAGTACCGACCGTCGGCAGTATCTTCATTCTCAACGGACACAAGCACACCGGCCTAGTCGACGTAGTATATCCTAATGGAAACTGCCGAACGATCGAAGGCAATACAAACGAGCACGGATCGCCGGAAGGAGACGGAGTCTATCGTAAAGACAGACTCCGATCTGAGTTGCTCTGCTTTATTGACCTGAACAAAGCCTAGGCTCCGATTCTAGCTGCGTCTAGTAGCTTAACTAGAATTGCGCGCCTTCGGTGATGCCAGCACGGCGCACCGTAACCTGGTACACCACTGCACTTAGACTCACTTCCGTCTGCGTACTGTTCAACGAAGCTCGCGCAACGGAAGGTTTTGTCGTTGGCAGCATCTTGCAACAGAGACCGCACCGCCTCGGCGTCGACGGGCGGCCTGGTGGCACGTCCATGCTTTCGGTCATCTATGATTTGCGCTACTAGGGTTTCGGCGTCCCGTTCCGACTCGGCTAGTTTTCGTTCGGCGTCATCGGCGCGAGTGACATAGGCGAGCATCACCCGTTCCGCCTCTTGCAACCGCGCCTCCAGCGCCGCGACCTCGTCTGCCAAGGCTGCGATGACCCGGAACCGAAAGCGAGTCCACGGCTGCATCGTGGCGGTCTCATGCGACAGCCACATGCGAGCCGTCTCGACCATCCCGGCGATCTCGTTGTCGTTCGGACGGTCGCGCTCCGACAGCTTCGGCCCCGTCTCTGCCGATGCCGGCGCGGGCGGGTCGACTGGTTCTTCATCTTCGGACACCGGCAGCCACTTCCCTGATGGGTCGACGATCGTCGCACCGTGCTCATCGCGTCGTTCCGTCGCCACCGGCCCGACTCGCTCGCCTCGCGCTGCCACGACTTCCTCGACGGTCAGCGTGCGCTGCTCGGGCCGAATCGGACCATACCGCCCATCGTCTGCTCGCTCGGTAGGCGCGGGCGGGTCGACTGGCTTCGTTCCTTTGTGAAACGGGCACCACGCGCTTGTGCATGTGCAGAGTTCGCCCGTCGCCACAGGGGAGGGCCGGTCGACTGGTTCGGGCGAAATAGGGCATGGACAGTCCATCAGGTTCGCCGGTCGGCACGGCCTGTACCTGTGAATACGATGACCGCACGGGCACAAGCGCGCACTCGTCGCCACCGGCCCAACTCGCTCTATAGGCGCTGGCGGTCTGACTCCACCTGTCCCGTTGCAAGAGTCGCACTTCTCCTGCGGGTGGCACTCTCCGATGTACCATCCGCGCCCTCCGCAGTCGGGGCACCGCTTCGCATCGTCCGGGGCGGTCATGGCCGTGCCTCCTCGCCATCGTCGCGGTCGTCGCTGGCATCGTCGCATGTGCATCGTCCGTGGTCGCACAATCCGCCGGCGCAGCAGCCATCGCACGGCGGCGCCACTTCGCAGTCCGGGCAGCATCGGCAGTCCTTGGCCCATGCGTCGATGACGTCCTGTGGCGGTCGACCAGGGTCGTAGTCGTCGGATGGCTCGTCGCTCATCGCTCACCCCGCTTCCTGTCCTCGTATCGGGCCAGCCATTCGTCGGCTATTCCAAGCCCAAGCCACGGACGCGCCTCTTTAATCCAACGCGCCGCATCGTCGAGTAGCTCGTCTCGTTCGTCCCGCGGCGCCGGTTCGGACGGGGGCGCGGCGGGTCGATGTCGCTTGGCCGCCTTGCACGCTTCGGAGCAATAGACCGACATCGACCTCAGCGGGGGTGCCGTCGGTCCGATCCATCGCGTGACGCCAGGCCCCGGCGCATCCATATTGATCGACCCGCACCACACCGCCGTCTCATTCGCGCCGCTCATAATCCAACCTCCGAAAGAAGTTTATTTGTGTCTTGAATATAGCTCGATTTGAACAGAAAGCCAATGTGATTTTCGTCCAAATCGTTCGTGATGAGAAACTCCTCTCGATGCGCGAATTCGTGCGCCATCGCAGAGCTCGAGTAGACCATCGTCGAGTCCCATGCAATTGACATGCCGTACGGCGTAGTCATTCCGTCGACGCAGTCTCCGTTGTGGTTACGCCACGTCGGTTGAGGAACGCACGTCGGATCGAGTTCATCGCCTTCGACCCAGTGAATTTCTGACGGCGTATCAGGAAATTGGTTAGTCCATGCAATCTTGACGGCTTCCGACTGATACGGCTTCTCGTAAACCTTTCCAGGCATCGGCGGTTCAGAATAACATCCTGCAAAGATTACGCCGAATACAACTCCAGCACAGAACATAATCAGTACCGTTTCAAACCATCTTGATTTCATTTCCATCTCCACACCTCCCTTCCTTTGTATCCTGAAGGTTCAAACATAGCAAGGCAAACATCGCGGACTTCTGTTTTATAGACTCGCGGCGTCACTTCCAGGACGTATGCATACGGGTTTATGTTTTCTATGAAATAATTTGTACACACTGCGGCTGGCAACTGTAGCGCAATTCGCTGCCTATGTAGAGCGCATTGTAAGTGACATCTCTCTGCCCATGGCTCAATGTCTTCAAATGGAGGATTTAGCCATGCAAGGTCACCTAGTCCAGACCATTGTTTCATAAACGAATTTACGTGCAACAGAGAGCCAGGTCCGAAGTAGTAATTTCGCGACCGTTCGCCATCGATCGTTTGCAGTCGCCGCACAACGTTGTTTTCGTAGTTAGCTGCCAGGTCAAACGAAATCGTCCCGAAACGCGCCTCGACTGCTTGCAGAAATTCAATAGGAGTTGATACAACCTGATTGCTCACTTCGAACTATCTCCGGTTGCGAAGTCCTGTGCGCTGGCGAGGTTGCTTTCGTGGCCCTTTGGAAAATCGAAGTCTGTCTCTTTAAGACCGCGCCTAATTAGCTTGCGCATTGCAATGTCTTCGATCTTTAGCATCGTTTGCTTTGACATTCCAAACGCCTCGCCAACAGCCTCCAACGTATTCATCTCTCCATTTTCGGCGTAGTCGAGTGCGCAGTTCGATACTTTCATGTCCATTACGTCGGTCTGCTGATACTCGATCTCGTAACCGTGCACCTCGAGCAAGTAGGTGTTGAATTTGCACGATACCCACGGACACGGCCGCGATCCGTCCTTGCAGTCGCCGCGAGTCTTTGGGCGAAGGACCGTCAAGTGCAATCTGTCCAAATCGGTCAATGGGTCTTTTGCAAGCTCTTCGCGCATTTGCTTTTCATTCTCACGACCGCAAAAAATGTTCACTCTGGCACCTCATCAAGTTCTTTGTTTACTTTCTGAATGCAGGTAATCGGCTGTTTTCGGTAGCACTTGAGCACGGATTCCGGAACTTCCTGACCTTCTGTAGTCGCGATCGCAGAGTCAAGCGCACAGAACCCGCAGACGCCGCTACCAAGGAATTTCGTCAAGGTCCGACGGAACCGCGTTTCCTTTTCGTCCATTCTGTACAATCCTTTCTACCACGCGCATGTCTGGCTGCCAGTTCGAAGCTTTGATATGTGCAACTATTTCTCCTGCGACCTCGAATGGAACGTCGACGGGACAATGGTGCCGCGCAAGGACGTGACGATGACGCCATGACGCCATCCCGTCGCGTCTCCATTTTGCAGCTTGCTCACGAAGTTTTGAAACCATTCCGCGAGTGACGTTTTTAGTCGGAAGACGGTTGTCTTTTAGCCATTGTATGTCACCTGGCGACGCTGGCTGCGCGGCATTCGGCGGTTCTTCGCCGTGATGACGATCGTCGAAACCAAGTTTGACAAGCGGGTCAAATGTGCTTTGCCGAGAGCGCACCTCGGCGGCCATCGCGGCTTGCGCTATTTTCTTGCGCGACTCTTCCTCTTGCTCGCGAATTGTCTTTTCGGCTTCGTCAAGCAGCTCGTCGAGCGTTCTGTCTCCGCCTTCGCCTTTTGCGATTTTCTCTTTGACCGCCTTGATTACGTCAGGCAGTCGCTTTCCTCCTAGGAGATCTACTCCACTGCAAAGCGAGTGACGCCCAGCGTGTCCGGTGCAGTCCAAGAGCTTGAAATTCGGCTTCGCAGAGCTTGCTATTGCTGCGATCCTTTCAGAGGCAGATGGAAGCTTGCCGATATCTCCGTCACATGGCCGCCCGCCACGGCCCGCGCACTGAATGTAAAGGCTCTCACTCTTGGTGGGTCGCGCCATTACGATTCCGCGGGCGTTTGGAACATCTAACCCTTCTGTTAGAATTGCACAGTTTGCAATATACTGAATCTTGCCATCACGGAAATCGTTCAAAATGCTAGTTCGAAGCTCTATGTCAGTGTCAGCGTCCATTGCGGCTGCTGTCTTGCCCATTTCGCGCAACGTAGCAGCGACTGCATGCGCGCTTGCGACTCCGGGGGTGTATATTATGGTCGGGTAATTCTCCATATGCTTAACTGTCAACTGCGCTATGCTTGCCGCGCTCTTGACTACTTGAGCTTCTACCTCATTGAGAGCAAGGTCTCCCGCCCTTGTCGGGATCGACGACAAATCTATATCGTCAATGAATTCAGAAATCGGCACTACTGGTACGAACGAACCCCAGCGAAGACCGTTCTCTATTCCGAACGGATCTGCGTGTGCCTCAACGATATTGTGCATGCCAGTTCCATCGGCGCGCTTTGGAGTCGCTGTAAGATACAGCACCTTTGCTCCTTCGAAATGTTCAGGAATTGCACGCCATGACTTGCTTGTAGCATGGTGCGATTCGTCCATTACTATCAAGCTGAACATGTCTCGCGGCTTGCGCTTCAATCGCTCGCCTTGCAGTGTTTGCACGCTTGCGACGACGATCCTGCTATCCCCTGCGTGCCAATTGGCTTTCTCAAGGTCAACGTATTCCTTGGTTATAGCTGACAATTCCTTGCGAGCTTGATTGCAAAGAAAGTCACGGTGAGCGCACCAAAGCACCTTGCCTGGCCAGTGCTTTACGATCGTGCCAGCTGTTTTTGTCTTACCGGCGCCGCAGTGCATCACGAGCAATGTGCTGCGAAAGCCAGTGAACAACGAACGGATTTGGTCAACACGATGTCGTTGATAGTCTCTTAGATTATCATCGTCTACTGACGACGACCCTTCTTCCTTGGCAGGCTCAAAAAGACTTCTTTGCAGCATAGCAACGCTTATTGCAGGCGCTTGTACACAGCTTGCAATACCTTCCGCCGGCTTTAACCCTTCCTCCGTGCACCGCGTATTCGTGTCCCTTGGGACAGCGTGTCTTTGTTGCGTTGAAATGCCTTTTCTTTACTACGCAGTCAATTGCATTGTCAGAGGTTGTTCCAAGGAATAGGTGGTCATGGCGGACGCAGGACCTATTATCGCATCGGTGGCAGACTACCATTCCAGGCGGAATCGGTCCATTTACCATCGTCCACGCATATCTGTGCGCCCTCCAGTTTACCCTGTCTTCTCCTTTGTAATTGCCGTATCCATTATGACTCTTTCCGCCCATCCACTCCCAGCACTCCGGACCGAAATGAATAAACGATGCAAACGGAGCAGCCATTACGATTTCCTCTGTCGTTCGATTTCAAACGCAATATCAGGTGGAGTGAATCCAGGTCCCTTGAGAATCTTCCCGTCATCCCTCTGCACTCCCGGCGTCTTTGTCATATTGGATCTATGAACCTCCGCGAATACCGGTTCAAGGTCAATGCCGTATTCGATCGCAGTTCCAAGCGCAACGTAAATCGAATCAGCGATCCCGTCCGCAATCTCAACTATATTGCACGCATCGATCGCGTCGCAGGTCTCCTGCGGCTCCTCTTTCATTAGCTTCTTTCGCAGTTCGCGACGCTCCATGGGTATAAATTCGTTTGGCTCCTCTGCGATCGGCTGTCCATATTTCGCATGAAACTCGCGGACCATTCTTTGCCATCCGTTCATTTTCGTCTCCTATGCAGGAACGTCGTCGTCTGGAATGGCTTCAGATTGCACCGGAGCGGGCCGTTGCGCTCGTTGTGCCGGTTGCGCAGGTCGAGCGCTGCAATTTCCGCTTTCAATGCTCTCGACCTTGAGAAACGGCACCCAAATCGAACGGTCACCGTCTTTGATTTCCTCGCCCTTGCGGTTTTTGAGAATCTCATTGCCAAGCGAACCGCGAACGGTAATAAACTCTCCAGCGCCGCATGTTTCAATCTGTCGAATCACGTCAACATTGAAGCACTTCATCGAATGCTTTGCGCGCCTTCCGTCAACAGACGTCTCGATAACAAGCTTACCGAACTTGCCAGACGTCGCGACGAACTTGTCAACGACGCTACCGATAATCCTGAACTCCGCGCTATCAGTTTGCATGCTTATCCTCCTCAAAAACTGCGTGTTCTTCGGCGTGATTCGTGCAAGATGCCATCCCTGCTTTGTCCTCGTCTGTTCCAGTGTACGAGTAGATGCAGGTCCGCTTGCAAAGTGAATTATTCTCGGACGTACACATTAGCCCATGTACCTCTGCGTAATCCCATCCATCGGAAAACTTCCTCATTGTCGTTCTCCCTCCATTTCCTCCCAGCTATAAGCCCCGGTAGTCGCATCCGGGAACATCCAACGCCCAAGCCACGATGTCGCTCGAGCTACGCACTGAGCCCCTGGGTTCTTTTCCCAGCCTGAGTTAGGCTTCACTAGCTTCGCAAGTCTTGCGTCCTCAATCGTGTACGTGAAGGCTTGCTCTGGCCCCTTCGTTCCGTCTTTAAGTCGACGGCAACCAACGGCGGTAGCCGATGCGTTGTCTGGCCTATTTGAAACATCCTTTACGTACCAGTAAACGCAATCTGGGTGTCTCTGAATCATTGCATTGAGTGCAACGGCAGGAGGGCAAATCTTCCCGTCAATAACTTGCAACATCTCCATAGCAGCGAATGGCGACATTCCGTAGTCCTTACCACGCCCCATGGCCATAAGCGCGCGCTCAGGTGAGCCGAACTTCTCAAACAGTCGCGAGTTGACAGCTCGGTTAGCGAGCCACCACAGACCAGCCATGCCAGTTGGGTTAAGGTCTTTATCGAACTGAGACATCGGATCCGCCTTGGTCAGCGCGGTTACTTCCGCGGTCGGTTCGCCAGGATGCTTTTCTTCGTCAACTCCGATGTCAATAAAGTCCGTCTTCATCTCAGGTGCATCTAGTTTCATTGGTCCTTTCTCGAAGCTGTCGGAAGAAATGTCCTGGACCTTTCGCTCTAGAAAGAAGTCAGCGGCTTTGAAGACAAGATCGCTCTTAAGCCCAGTGAGCAAGCGATTCTTATCCAACGTGTCGCATGCCTCCTTTGGTTTAATGAGGAAGAACCGGTCAAGAGCAATCTTCCAGCGCGCAAGCGACTTCTGCGAGAATGGCGATATTGGGTCAGGCGTCGTCATCAAACCTTCAACGCAAATGAGAATCGTCTTCAGCGAGCCGAACTCATTCAGTAGCGTCGCAGCACCCTTGCCGCCTACTCCTTGGATTCCTACGATGTTATCAGTATCGTCTCCGACTATAGCGAGATAGTCAGCCAGTCGATCCGGCTTCACTCCGAACGTGTCGAGCACCAGCGTCTCATCCCAGAGTTTCAGCGTCTGCTTGTCTGGCATGAACATGTCATGTGTGCGAAGTTGCTTAACGCCTGGTCCTACAAGTTGCAAAAGGTCTTTGTCTGGCGAGCAAACGATGACTTCGTATTGCGCCGGATCGGCAGCCTTGCAGACGGAAGCGATAACGTCGTCTGCTTCGTATCCATCTTCTTCGATCAGCAGGTATCCGTCCGCCTTGAGTCGTTCTTTCGTCTTGTCCATTTCGACGTAGAACGAATCAGGCTGGCGCTCGCGATTCGCCTTGTATGTCGGATCTGCCTTCTTTCGCCAGTTCGTTTTTGAGTCGCAGCAAATGATACATGCGAAATCATCACGCAGTATCTTGTGCTTCTCTTGGACTAAAAGTGAGTGGATTCGATCTATGGTCTCAATCGATGCCTTTCTCGCCTCTCCAATCGGCGTATCGGGCCCGCTGAACAAAGCCGCCCGGAAGTAGATTGCACTGAAGTCAATCGCAACGATGGTTTTCATTTCTTCACCAGGAACTTTCCGGCTTCTTTGCCAGCTACGAAAATCTCCCATCCACGCTCGGTTTTATACCAAACGATCAATGGTTCTTTGCCCTCATGATCACGCACCTCGGCAGGCATTGGCGAACCATGATGAGCTACAATCTCGAACCGACGTTTCAATTCGCCATCTTCGCGCCTAAGAACATACGCCATGGTCTAGCGAGTCCTGTTCGCGAGCCAAATCAAGTACGTAATCACGGCAGAGTCAATGAACGCAAGAATCAGAAAACGGATTGCCATCGTGTCTCCTTTTGTGTTATCAGAAAGAGCCGACTGATGGAATTGAACCACCAACCATTCGTTTACAACACGAACGCTCTACCGTTGAGCTAAGTCGGCAAATTCCCCGTCTCTCCGGAGCGTCACGCATGCGCAGCGTTTACGTTGACCTTTCCGGCTAGCGGCACCCCGGATTAGGTGGTGAGAATTTCGCTAATGCGCATTGTGCTCACGAAGGAGATGAGGTTAACGCGCCGTCGCTACTAGCCCGCTTCGCTATCTATGGTCAAAGCTAAGAAAATTAAGCCCGCGTCTTTCCGCGGTGTCATGTCGGTTTATTTATTGGACTGCGACAAACGTCCAAAGCATTAAGCCGCGCTCAACTCTTTCTTGTGCTCGCGACCGACGTAGAACGCCGGAAGCTCGCCATTGAGCCCCGTGCACATGACAGGGATCATGTTATCCGGCTTGCCGTCCGGCGTGGTCCCGGTGTACTTCGGCGCAACGATGAACGTGCAATCCGTCGAAACGTCGGGGAAGAACGCCCGCACGCGACCGATAGCAGAATCGCTCAGCTTGATGACCTGGCCTGGCGTGAAAACCTTCGCCGTGCGGCCTCCACCTGCGCCACGCTTGCGCGGGGCCTTGAAGTCCGAGGGGACACCCTCGAGACCTGTCACGCAGTCCTGAAGCGAAGCCAGAGCGTCCCGGAAGTGACCGCCGAGGTTGTCCACGCCCCATCCTGTCGTCTGTTCGTCGCGCTTCTGGACGTTCTTGATTGCCAGCCGCAGGTAGTGCAACTGGAAACCGGCCGGGTTATCCTTACGCGAAGGCGCCTTCGGGCCGGCCTCGCGAACCTTACGGGCCTTCTTTTCGGTGGTAACCGGAACTTCAGCAACGCTCATGTTTCTATGTCCTTTCGTGTCAATCTGGTCAAGTTAGTCAAATCGGGCGAATCTTGTTGTAACAACGTTTCGATTCCGAGTCGCACAGATTCGTCAGTAGTAAGAAATTTCTTCGTACCAAGGTTCGCTTCGGAAGACTGGACGATGGCACGCCTCTTGCGCAAGCTGAAAGAACTGCCAGCGCTCTAGCATCTCGTAGAGGAAGACGCGATCTGCCAAGGAAAGCAGGTCCAGATGGAAGAACTTCGCCATACTACGGGCGTAGGTTCTCATTGCTTGTCTACTCCTAGCGCCTGTTTCTCGCGTTGTTCAGCAAGCTCAAGCATCTCTACACAGTGCCAATACTTCCGCGTCGTTTCTTCGTGTGCTCGCTTCTCGATCGAGAGCGCCGTCTTGAGCCGGTCAACTTCCTCTCGCAGTTCCTTCGCGATCTCGGAATAGAGTTTCATGTCACACCTCGTGTCTAATTTGAATCCAAGCGCATGTATCGCATACGAACTCGTCGTCTTGAATTGACTCGGCGTCTTCACCGCACACTGCGCACGCGACGACTCCGCTTCCCTTGCACGAGTAGCAAGTCTCGATATCCGAGTCGCCGCAGAAGTCGGGCGCGCTGTCATCGTTGACCCAGCCGCCCTTCCCGTCGCAAGTCTTACAGCAGATTGGCATGATTACACCGAGGTACGCAGGTCGTTGTGTCCGCGACGGAATGAGTCTTCCGTATTAGAAACAGAGACGAGAAACGCCTGCACGATCTCTCCGTCTCGCAATTGAAAAGAACACACACTGTCAATGCGCTCTCCCATTTCGTTTGTGACTGAGAATTTTACTCCGCACTTCGTAACGTAGTTAGCGATCAACTTTCCTTTCCAAGCCATCTTCGTCGTGTTCGTCATGATTCAAATCTACGCTTTCTTCTCTTTCGATGCAAACTTTATTTTCAACAATCGTATAGCGTTACGCGTTGAAACACCATCCGTGAAGAAAAGTTACTTCTTTTGACTTGACGTTACTGATCATCGGAACTAGGTTGCCGAATGTAGGCAAGTCAGATATGACTAAGGAAATCACCAAGTTACCAAGGAGTAACACACCATGTCCGAGAACAGAATCAAGTCCTTCGTCGCAAAGCTCTACCAGTCTCGTCGGCTGAAGTTGTCTCAACCTGAGGGATATTTCGATATCCACGGATGCTGGTATCCACATCCACACGAGCGAGCCGGAGACAAGATGGAGAACGTCAAAAAGCCCACGCCCAATAACCGCTACAGCTACCGTATCCACTGCCGCAGCAAGGCCCACTGCCGCCTGCTTATATCACGGGCCCTAGCCGGGTACCAGGTGCCAGGAGACGTGCTGGAGTGCCTAAGCGTGAAGCGGGCTCCCACGGAGCTGGTGCAGGCCATGCCGGAGCCTAAGCCCACGGACACGATTCCGGGCCTAACTAAGGGCAACATGGGCGAACTGGTCAAGGAATTCATTCTATGGATGGCCGCTCGAGACCAGCGTAGCTCAAGCGAGGATCATAGGTCAACCGACAGGACCCACGCCAACGCTTAACATTGTATCACGACTTCGACTAAGGCTCGCCGTCAAAAGCGGGCCTTTTTTGTATCCTGACTTACCAATGACGCACCGACACAAGCACTTGAGCCCTTCAATGGTGGCATAATATCCTACGTTTCTAGCTTACAATTGGACGCGGTATGTTACTACCTAACCACGCGCAACGGTTGGCGTCTGTTTTCGGCGGCGACTTTTTCTCATCCGCATGGTACGCGCACGAGGCGCTTTTCCTTATTGTTGAGTGGAAGTCGTGTCCGTACGAAGTAGGACCGACTGGAACGAATCTGGCAGCGTCCAACTGCCATTGGCCTTCGCTCCACCGTTCCCCGGATTGCCTCTAGATGGCCTTGCGAAGTTCAGGTCTCAAGGCAATTGAGCGAAACCGTTCGCATCGGTGACCTACCAGAATGGACAGTTCCCGCCTCAGAAGCGGGTTGCTCCGGTGTCGGATGTTATCCACGCCGCATGCATAGGTAGTCGGTACGTAGCCGATACCGGAGCGGAAACGGACGGAGTGGTCTTCCTATGTCCATCACTAGGTGTACGCAAACTTTTCATACTGAAAACACCTACATCGCAAAGAAGTAATATGCACCGTGTCAGAACAATCGTCCTTATGACGGTGAATTTGAGCGACTCGACTGTGCAAATCGTGCAATATGAACAAGTGGAACAAAACAACGACGGCTTGCCAGGTCCGTGCAAACACGGATGCAGGGTCAGCGAAGCCGAGTGCGTTGACTCGTGTTCTGAAGCGTGCGGCAAAGGTGATTCAAACGGGGCAAGTTCCGGGGAACAGGTTGCGCTTGCAACGCGACCGCGCAGAGTTCAACTCTCTGTTGCTCCACAAGATTGAACAAGTCGGTTAACTCAAACAGGAGACGAACATGTTGACGATTGAAGACCAGAAGACGCACTACACGGATCGGTACGGACTGTCTGGAAAGAGGTGTTTCGCGTACAAATGCACGATCTGTGAAACCGAAACTCCGGTTCCTCACGCCGGCCTCATGGAAGCGGCGAAGTACGCAGGATTTAACGGTGATGCTCTACGCTGGGACGGGTCGTTTGAAAACCAAGAGGAATTCAAGTCCGTTTGGTGCGAGCCAATGTGGCATGAAGATCTCAGGTATGATTGCACACACCGATCGTTCGCAGTTGCACAGCAAATCCTCGAATCCCTCGCCTACTCCAATCCAGAGGGATGATGCGCAAGGTTGAATCGTTCGACGAGCTTCAGCCGGGAATGCGCGTGTTTGTCAAAGATTGCAGACGATGTGGGAGAGACTTCGAGGGAACGCTCAGGTCGTACCCTACGATTCCGTACTTCACGACTGAACACAATTTGCAGCACGGAGGCACGTGCGTTGCTGTCGTCACTCGAACTACGGTTGCTGACGGACGCTGCTACGTACTGCTAAAAACACGAGAGCGAAAATGAGATACGGAAACCGCATCGATGACAACCACGCAGAGGTGCGAGATGAACTTCGTCGTCAAGGATGGGCGGTTCTCGATACACACGACATGCCTGGTTTTGTTGACCTGATTGCCAAGTTGCCGTACAGCACGAATCATTCAATCCCGTACTTCATCGACGTAAAGGATGGAAAGAAACCACCGTCGGCCCGAAGGCTCACGGATGCACAAAAGAAACTCGGAGAGTTCGTGTCGTTCTTTGTGATCAAGGAAGTCGGCGGCAAGCTTATCCCATGGCGCGAATACCTGGAGGAGACAGAATGAATGGTCATTGGCGAGGTTGGTTGTTTGGCAATCTGTACACTTGGTTGTACAAGAAACTCTTTCAAAGGAACTTCAAGTGAAGAATACTAAGTCACGGATCACGACACGGGAGCGACTTGAAGCGTTTGCGAAGTTCGAAGATGAGGTCTGCGTCAAACGAGGATACGGGAATGCAATCCGGATACCAGAAGTTGACGCATACATTATTAATATGCTCAATCTGCACGTTCGCGCATTCCACAAGCGCCATTCACGCAAGAACATCTTCTGCGTGAAGCGATGAGGAATTTGCTAAAGCGATTCTGCGTCTGGCTGGATTGCTTCCAACACGGTCACAGCTATTACAGACCGCTGCATGGATCTGGATGGAAGATTTGCTCATTCTGCGGGAGATACAAATGACCAACGAAGACAAACTCGCAGCTCTTGAGTCGGCTACGAACGAACTTAATGCGTGCGAGTATAATTACTCAATCTACGGAGAAGAGTGTGTTGAGCCATTCTCGTATCCGCCGTACCTGAACCCGAGTGGCGAAGTCAACGTTATTTATGACAAGAACGGCAACGTGAGCCACCGGGTGTGCCATGATTAACGGTCGTGACAAATTCGGACGCATGACTTGCGCTCACTCCCGGCCGTTCGCGGGGTTCGAATGCTTCGAGATCGGATGGCTGGGCTCGCCGCGTTGTCCAAACGCAATGAGAGGAGAAATGATAGAATTCGTCTTGTCCGACGAATCAGGCGAAATAGTTCGCAGGAAGTACAAGCCGGTCCTTCTGCACGGCAAGTATCCATCGTTCGAGGAAGTGAAGTGAAGTCGCAACTCACCATGCCCGAAGTATCAGCGCCGCGCGTCTGCTCCGTCATCGATTGCCGAAAGGACTTCGCATTCTGCATTGGCGGTAATGACCTGTGCTTCGACCATGGAACCGGCGTGCTGAATGATCGACTGAGGTCGATACTTGCGCCTACGGTAGCACTTGGTAAACAGTTCAATCTGTTCGAAAAGGACAAATGAAGAAGTTCGATCCATCCAAGACCTACCTTGACCTTGAACCGCCGAAGTTCGATTTCGGCGGCGACAAGATCACGGGAGAGTTCGATGAGATGGATACGCCTGAGATTGAAGACTTGACGCAGCTTGTACAGTTTGAATCGTTTGCACAAATTGAGAGACCGTGGCGCGACTTCATGGTAGGCTTTATCATCGGGCTCGTGATATTCGTCCTTGGGTATTTAACGCACTGGCTAACTCGGAGGTAACCGCACATGCGCAAATACATCGTCCAGCTTACATCGCACCAGATGGTCGCAATCATGAGGCATTACCAGCACAGTTTCGAATACGTCGTCATGTTCGGAGGGCGAACGGTGCTTGGTCTCTGCGCAAAGGACGATCCAGGAGTTGTGTTTGTCACGAGGTAGCCATGGGCAAGTCAGAGCTTGAAAAGAAGGTTGAACAACTCGAGGCAGAGATTGAACGACTAGGTAAGCAAATGATCTTGGTCTCAAAGATTCTCGAATGTCTCGTTGCAGACGACGGAAAGTAACACTGACGCGGAAGCAAGGAATACAATGAACTGGAACGCAATTCTCACGACCGTTGGCTACATCGCCGGTGCCGCCGCGATTGCCATCCCGACGATGGGTCTCGGACTTCCTATTTGGGTCACTGGCGGGCTCACGGCGATCTCTACCGTAAGCGCGAAGATGGCGGCTTCGCATAGCCAGGCCATTAATACGTCGGCTGCCATTGCTCAGGCTGCCGGTGCTGCCGCGAAGGCTGCAAGCGACGCGACTCGGAAGGCGTAACCCATGAATCCTACCGTTGGCCGAATCGTTCATTATCACTCGTACGGAACGCCAGGTGGAGAGTTCAAGCCGATGCCGAGGGCTGCCATCATCGCTGAGGTGCACGATAGTGAAGAGTGCAGCATCGTAGTTTTCAACCCAATGGGCCTGTTCTTCAACAAGGTCAAACACGCACCGGAGGATAAACCAACTCCCGGATGTTGGAACTGGCCTCCCAGTGGTTAACATGCACGCCGTCGACTATGAGGCGATTCTAACCGCCGAGGGAATGCCCTCAGAGCTTCGCATGCTCACTCATAGCTCCGACGCACGCCCTGGCCACACCGATGGATTGGTTTGCGTGTCTGCGTCCGATAGGAAGCGAGAATACTCTCTAGGGGAAGGATCGCAATCGTACGGCAAGGAGTGGGAGATGAACGCCAATATTCGCCACCATGGCGACGTGACTCCGATAGAAGACATGCCGGTCGCTCGTCATTGGCGCGAGTTCAGCGCGTTGATTTGGCAGAGCGGGATCGGCGGAATCCAACTGTCATTCTTGCTAGATTACGCAGAGCACGGTTTCCTTGCAACGTCTTGCCGTAAGTTCAAGATTGAACGGACCGACGGTCAGAAGCTAGTCAACTTCATCTGGGAAGGAAAGAAACATGCCGACGTGGAATTGTAACAGATGCGATCGTTTGCTGGACGCCGTGACGTGCTGTCATTGCCCTTGCACGCTGACTGCCTTCGACCGTTCCATGATTCGCGAAGCCATCGCAGAGCAACGTCACCTATCGCGAAAGAATGCGCTTCGCACGATTCTCATCGTTGGCGATGACGAGGAAGACAATGAATCTCATCAAGAGAATTAAAGAGATTGCGTTCAAGATTTCCCCTGGAATTTGCGGTGGGTGGTGGGACGGCTTGCGACTACATGTTTGTAGAGAGAAAGCCGACGTTCCTGGATTTTGTCGAAGCTGCCTGCGCCTGCAAAACAAGGCAGCTGGCAAATGTTAATCGTCCGCGACATAACGCCCGATGACCTGAACCTTGTCCGCGATTCGTTCGTTCACGGCGCTAAGCAAATCGAGATGACGCTTGGAATGGACCCGGCGCTTATGCGGACCATCGTCGACAAGGCGATTCTGTACGGCTGGAAGGCGACGATTCTTTGCGATGACGGCTGCAAAGATGAGATCATGGCGTGGCAAATTAGCGAGCCTGGCCATCGCAGGTTGCTTTGGCTGTCACGCAAGCCGCGCTACAAGGGAATGGGACTAGGGCTGAAGTTACTTGAAATGACGATGAAGCCAGGAATTGTTTATTGCGCATTTATCAATCCAAAGGAGGCGATGTTGCTCATGGAGCACGGGTACAATTGCAGGCTTCGGCCGTACATTGCCACGGAGGTGGCAAGCTATGAGTGACGATGAATTTGACCAACAGGGATGGAGAACGTGCAAATTCTGCCAATGTAAGACAAATGCCAGACAAAGAAGGTGTTGCGAACTTGGGCAGGAGGCTGACAGAAGGAATGGGTGCGGACTTCCTTATGTATCTGGAGTCAACGAACGCGTAGGAGTTGTCACGGTTCACGTTTGCGGAAGCAAAAAGACAAAGCTTTGCAATAAATGCAAGGAGCTTACAAGCAATGGCTCTTGAAATCTGGCGTTGCGGTAAGTGCGAGACGATGCAAACAAGCAAGGCTTGCGAGAATTGCTCGATTCATCACGCAACCGAATACAAAGGACGTGACTTGACTCGCAACGGAATGCCTGACCCGAAACCAGGAGAAACGGCAGGTGCAAATGGGAACTGCAAAGACGTCGGTGCACGTAACCGTGCTAGAAAAGCTACTAATGAGCTGCTTTCTGATCCTTCTTTTGATTCAAGCCTTGAGGCAAGCCGACAACGTCTTGAGAATGCCTTTGCGATCGCGTCGGAGCTTGCGCTTCGAAAGGCGGTAAACGGCATGATCGACGAGAGGGACATTGAGTTCTTGCAGACGTCGGCTCAAACATACCGAATTTTGCAGAGCACGAAGCAAATGAAAGACCCAAGCGAGATGACCGAAGCCGAATTGGCAGCCGCCGCGGGCAAGAAGTAATGGCTAATCACAAGCGCAAGCGCCCAAAGCATCAGCGTTCTGGGTGCCTGATGTGCAAACCATGGAAGGACGAGCGCGGAAAGGGACGTGCTACCAGAGAGGCTCCGTCAGTGAGACGCAAGTTACAGAAAGACGACGCGGATTAACCATGCTCATTGCCTAAACTGACACAAGCGCAAGCGAGGGCTGAACTCGCGCGTCGCAAGCAAGCCCAAAAACTTGAATGGGATCCGATGTCGATTCTCTATGAGGATCAGCAGCGGGTTTTTTGCGATCGTACGCGCGACAGGGTTCTTGAAGGTACGAGGCAGCTCGGCAAGACCACGTTATCGGCAGTGGAACTGATCGAAGCCGCGCGCAGTAAACCAGGCAGCGAGTCCGCATACGTTGACCTTGACATTCTCCACGCAGAGAAGGTTATCGGACGTGACTTCGAGACTCTGACCGAGAAGTATCGCATTCCTGGTAATCCCGTTGTTGTCAACGGAGACGTTTACTTCGAGAATGGCTCGGTAATCTACTCATTTAGCGGACGTCCGAGCGAAATTGAGAAGCTACAGGGCCTAAAGTTCGCAATTCTCATAGTAGACGAAGCTCAAGACGGGAGTGACCTTGAAGGTATTATCAAACTCTGCCGCCCGGCGCTTATTCGACACGGCGGCCGCCTTTTGTTTACTGGCATTCCTGGACGGGTTAGAGGCATGGGTTTCTGGTGGGATATCACGAACGGTGATAAGGCTCATCTATGGGGCCAGCATCGCGGTTCTATGTGGAGGAATCCCTATCTCACGCATGAAAATATTCAGATTCAACTCGATGCCGCTAAACTTGAACTCGGAGAAACAAACCCCGACTACCTTCGTCACTGGCTTGGACAGTGGCCGGAAGCCGATAACGCCGCCCGCGTATACCGCTGGGATCCGATTGAGCAAACCTTCAGTGACGTGCCCGTGTGCGATTTGTACATATCTGGCACAGACCCGGCCGGTATCCGAGACCGAGAAGCGACAGTTATCGTCGGATGTAGGAATGACTCGGACAAAATCTGGCCGATTGCGGAATACGTAAGCGAGAAAGGCAACGGAGGCGACTACTGTGTAACGGCAGAGGTACTGAAGAAGGCGGCACAGGCGTATAAGCCTCTTCGCAGCTTCTACGACTTCGGCAGCGCTTCCAAGGGAATGCTCGCAGCTACGCGCAACCTCGATTTCTCACAATACATGGAGCCGGTGCCGCCTAAACATCTTGACTTCGAGATTCCACGCGTAAATGGATTGTTCAAATCAGGGCGATTGGTAATCAATCGTCAGCTTACGCCTATGCTAGCAGCTGATTTAGCAGGCGTGCATTGGGACCTTGCAGAACGCGCTAAAGGAAAGAACAAATATGATACGAAAACTCCTCACCCGGACGTTGCGGATGCGCTTCGTGCAGCGCTTTGGGGAGTTCCTGGATTCGCGCAAGATCCGAAGGTAAAGAAACCTCCGCTCACGGAAGAGCAACAAGTCCGCGCCGAGATTGACAAGATGTACAAGAACTCGAACGTAGCGCAGAAGTCGCCTAAGCTTGACGCAATACTTGGAGCAAAGCAACCAATGCGCAAACAGAATCGCGTAGACCGTAGATATTAACCGTCAACATTGGAACATCATGTCTCTTGACGAACTCGAACAGCTTATGCAGCTTGGAGCCAAATACGACCATGTGCAAAGCGTCGAATGCTTCGGGAATAACACGGTAAAGATGACGTTCTACCCGCGCTCGCCTGTTGCCAAGGAAGTCAAGAAAGACGACGTAGATAAGCCACGAACTCGCCCGAACGGACTCGACGCGGCCATCCTGGCTAGCGGATAATGGCTGACTCGATCGGCGGCGTAGGCTTCACGAGCGGCAAGGATAAGCGTCAAGAGTCGCTGTCGCATTGGTGGGATGCCTCGCCAGACGAGGTGGCCAACGCCCTGTCGGCCTACTGCGCGTCGCTTGAGCTATCGCAGCGGCCGCAGCGCTTCCGTGGCTACGCCTACCACATGGTGGCCACCGGCCGCGCTCCAATCTCCTACGGTCTGGCCATGCCAGGCCAGGGGCACATAGGGAATGAGTACGCCTACGCAGGCGACTTATTCGATGCTGAGTTCACGCCTCCGAGTGAGAACATTTGCAGCATCGCAATCAGCACGTTCGAGAACAAGATTTGGTGCCAACGTCCTCATGGGCAATGGATTCCGCCGAACGACGATAATTACAAGATTCGCAAGTCGTGCAAGGAAGCCCAGGCCTGGACTGACCAAGTCTTTGAAGATTTGAACGTTTGGGACTTGGTTCAAGCGTGGGGAAAGGATTCAGGCATTGTCGGAACAGGCTGGCTTCTGGGTATCGCTGACGAGGTTAATCACAAGATTCAGCTTGAACGCGTTGACGATGATTGCGTGCTTATCGATCCTACCGCTGGCGAAAATCCGCGAGCGTATCAGCTACGGTGGTTCCGAGACAGAAGCGAACTGATTCAACAGTACGCCGTCGGCGAACGTGCCGATGAGATTCGCGCAGCACTTGAGAAAGCCGATGGCTGCCGTCTTGGGTTCTTCCAAATGCCAGTTGGCTACCACGATACACTAGCACTGTGCGTTGGCTGGTACTGCAAGCGTGGTTCTTCCGACGGCCGTTACGTCGTTTCTGTCGACAATACCGTGTTGGTTGACAAACCGTACAAGCACGAAAAGCCTCCGCTTGAGAAGATGGTCTTTGAACGTATTCCAGGCAGCGTCCGCGGTCGCGGTCCCGTCGAGATTGTCCTGCCGATTCAGCGTGAGCTTGACCGGACGGTAGACAATACCGCTGAGCAAGAGCGCGTGTGCGCGTGGAATCGCGTTCAGACTCGCGTTGGTAATAACGTCGATCCGGATACGCTTAGCGGAAATAATATCATTGAGTACACTGTTGAGCCTGTGAAGTTTGAGCAAGGCATCGCACCTCCTCCTCAGCTGTATCAGAAGCAAAAGGACCTGAAGGCTAGCGGCTTGTTCAGCGTCGGCATTAGCGAGCAGCAGGTACAAGGCCAAGCAGGACCTGGCGTCACGGCTGCCGTTGCGATGCAATCGGAGATGCAGATTTCCGACGTTCGCCATCGCTCGGTTTCGTTGCAGCAAGAGAACGCAGTTGAGCGTCTTCTCAAACTGATTGTTCGCTTGGGCGAGGAAGCAGATCCGGAAGTCAGTGTCAGCGGAAAGAAAGTCGACTTCAAGGAAGTCAAGAAAGCCGTTGAACTCGGCAAGGTCATCGCGTACCCGTTGTCTGGATTGCCTCAAAGCATTCCCGGTAGATTACAGGAGATCGAAGACCAGTACAAGCGCGGCCAGATTGACCGTGCGTTGTATCAGCGTCTTAAGGGGTTGCCTACTCTTGGCGCATCGAATGACGAGCAAACGGCAGCCATCGACCTCATTTACTGCCAACTAGACGAGATGATTGAGACAGGGAAACTCGTCGTTCCATTGGCAATTCAAGATTTGGTCGCCGCGAAGGACAAGACAGTCCGCCGTATTCAGGTAGAGGCACGTAAGAAACTTCCGCGAGACAGGATTCAAGTTCTGTCGATGTTCCTTGCAATCGTCGAGGAACGACTCCAGGAGCAAGGCCCCGCGGCATCCAATGCCAATTCTCAAATGCAGCAACCACCAGTAGCACCACCGACTCAGGCGCCAGCAGCGCAAGCACAGGGAGTAACTTAAATGGCTGATGACATCGAATTCACTTTGCCGACCGAAGGAACTACGCCAGAGACGCCAGCTTCAACGACGCCGATTGACCCGGCTACGGGCGAGCCTACGCTTGCAAAGTTAGACGTCGAAACTCCGGTTGTTCAGGTTGAAAAGAAGCCGGACGAGCCGAAGGCGCCAGACGTTGAGGCAACGCTTGCAGTCGCCGCCCGGGCCAGCAAGGAAGCTCGCGACCACAAGAAAGCGCTCGAAGCAGCGAATAAGGAGCTTGCCGACCTTCGAGCCAAGGTTTCCGCCGTTCCCGCAGTTAGCACTGAGAAGGAGACTCTCGAAGCAATTATCAGGAACCCGTCGATGCTGTTCAAGCATGGATGGGACGCCGATAAATTGATGAAAAATATCCTCGACCCTAGTGCCGGTGTCGAGCCGATTGATCCTGTTAAGTTCCGCGAGGAATTGCGCAAAGAGATGCTCGAGGAAATTAAGCGCGCCAGCCAGGAAACGCCTGAGCAGAAGGAATCGCGCGAAGCTGACGAGCGGCAGAAGCTTGAAGCGAATACCAATCGTGCAGTTGAAGTCGTGACTGACGCAATCAAGGCTAGTTCTGAGAAATACTTCCTAGTAGACGCTGACGATTCTCGTGGAATCGTTGACCGTGTGACGAAGTATTGCATCTCGAAGAATATCAATCCAACGAAGGAACAGGCCGAGAATCTTATTCAGCAGGGAATCAAAGGATTGCACGAAAAGCGAGTCAAGCGCTTTGGTTCTCGTCTCAATGTCACTCCTCAGAATTCACCGTCAACATTGTACGAACTGGACTTCACGTCTGGTAACGACAAGCCGCAACACCGACCCGAGGCAAAGCCACCTGCCATCCCAACGTCTTCCGGTAACCCACTCCCGACAAAGGTCCAATCCTTCGAGATTGGATTCACTGATTAACTAGATAAGGAAGGTTCGTCATGGCAGTTGGAATTTTCACCGACTCCGAAGCAGCAGCTCTTGCCACCAAATCCCACGACAAGTACGCGAAGGACATCTACCAGAAGAACATGTTTCTTGCGTCCATTGGGCGTAAGAAGGCTGGTGGTCTTCAGCACGAGTTCAGCGTGAAGCTTGGCGGATCGAGCGTGAACCGCTCGTATTCCAACGGATCCACGAATGCCGTGGTTGTCTCTCGGCGCAAAGGCGTGATGACTCCCAAGGAGATGTTTTCCTTCGGCCTCGTCGATGGCGCTGCTGACCGCTCTAGCATGGGTAAGGGAGACTCACGCGTTGACCTGTACGCTGATGCCGAGAGCGATGCTCGCGGCCGTGGCGCGCAGATTCTTGAGCACATTCTGATCATGGGACGTGGCTATGGCGAGATGTCCTATGTCTCTGCTCACACCGGAACTACGGGAACCGTCACGATTACCCTGAAGAACCGTCGCGACGCTCGTCTTTACAAGAAAGACGATATTGTCGAGTTCGCCGATACTCCCGACGTGGCGATCCGGACCGGATACATGACCATCACGAAGGTCAATGCCGGCGCTGCCACTGCGCAGCTTACGGGGACCATGGGCGGTTCTGGCGACCTGTCGGCGGGTTCTGGTGTCGATGGCGCTGCCATGGCGCTCAAGGGCATGCTGAGCAACGGCAACGGTCGCGTGGCCCCTGTCGGCCTCAAGGCTCTGTTTACTCGACTCGCTGGCGACACTAACAGCGCTGCGAACTTCCAGGGTCTAGGAGACCGCACGGAGGATACTACGTTCCTCTGCGGCCACGACTTCCAGGCTGGCAACGATTCTGTCATCGATACGATCGAGAATATGTCGGACGAAATCTCTACCATCTCGGGGAGCGACTTGGATATGTTCCTTTGCTCCACCGACAAGTGGCGTCAGGCGCAAAGGGATTTGGGCGAGGGACAGTTCCAGATTGTGACGGTGTCCGGACGTGGCATTCCTGAGGCTGTCTTTTCGAATAAGGCAATCTCGTTTATCTCGGGAAGTGGTAAGCAGATTCTTCTGCGCGGCTCGCCCGACGTGGACAACACCGATATGTACGCGCTCGACACGGACTGGATCGATTGGGTTTCTCCGAATCCCATTCCGTTCACCCCGGTTGGCAAGGACCGCGGTTGGTTCTCGCTCCAGCCGGCAGGTGTCGATGCGAACAAGCTCTCTCTCGTTGCCACCGGTGACATCATCTGCACCGCCTTCGGCTTCCAGGGTCACGCGACGTTCAATAGCTAAGGAGACGCCATGCAAGGCGCAAGCAAGTCACTCGTCAGAAGCAACGTAAATCGGACGCCGCACATGTTCGCGGCGTTTGTTTCCGGGGCAACTGGCGTGGTCCCGGCGATGACTTCTACGGACATGCAGCGTTCGCGAGGTATCGTCAGTATTACTCGTAACTCCGCTGGAAACTACACCGTCGTCTTGCAGCGCGGCTGCAACGATATTGCAGGGTTCGGCGGATTCGTGGAGCAAGCGTCATGGTCGATAGCTGGGGCCTCCCGGTGCGTATTCGTCAGTAAGACGCTTACTGGCGCGACTCCTAGCTTCACGTTCCAGGTTGTCACGGAGAACGACGCTAGTACTCATCGTGTTATCGCTCAGGACCCGACTACTGGCGATATTGTGAAGTTTTGGTTTGACCCGAAGTACAGCACGGGGCTTTCGTAATGTCTGACGACGAATACGAAGATATCCCGATGTCGCTTGACAACGCCTCGGAAGAGGCGGACGAAGGCGACACGGGAGAAGCAATGACCGATGATAAGCTTGGGCTTGCGCTCAAGAAAGCAATCAACAGCAACAACGGCGCTGCCATCTGCGAATTCGTACGCAAGATCCTGGACGCTGGATAGTCGAAAGGAGTTCGATCCGGCCCGGTTGGTAGCCTTGTAAACTACTAGCCGGGCCGTTTCTTTATCATGCCAAAATCTGCGCAAGATTTGATTGACGGCGTTCGCTCTAGGACCAATACGGAGCGCACGCAGCACGTCACCGATCCTGAGATTCTTACGTGGCTTAACGATGAGGGTGACCAATTCTACAATAAGCTGGTGGCGTCGCGTGAGGAATACGTCGTTAGGACTACGCAATTTACGCTGAATACGCCGTTCTTCGAAGAGACTGACAATGTTGCGGTCGTAAACGGATACCAGCCAACAATCACTGATTCGGTTACACAGGGGATGCCGCTTACCGGTCCATTTAATGCTGCACCGGATTACTACAAGATTTACACCGTAACCATTCGACCCATGGTCGCCGTTAACACCGGCGTCACGCAGTTTGAGATTAAAAAGAACGGCGTACTTACTGGGGTCTTTGGCTCGCTCGCAAGCGGTGCCACCGATCCGCTTGTTCTGAAGCCGGATAACGTTACATTCGTCGACGGAGACACGATTGCTATTGAGATTACGTGCGCAAACTCCAGTGCCGGCTGGAATTGCTCATTCTATATTTCTGCGACTCCGTTCGTGCAGAATCAGATTGCTAACGGGTGCCTAGTTCCTGATGACTTCCTTAAACCAGTGAAGATTTCATTTCCGCTAGGTAATGGCCGACGTCAGGAAGCGTTGCCAATTGACTCTGACCACAATACAGCAGTTGCATGCGAGTTTACCTATCGAATTAGCGACCAGAAGATTCTCATCTACCCTGAGATTAATCCGAAGCTCGGACCGTACGATCTTGAGTATTGCCCGCGCTGGAAAGAACTCGTCACCGATCCTGTTCCGAATTTTCTCATCAAGGAAATGGAGCGTTTCTCAGACATCCTTGAACTCGGAGCGGCGGCGATGGTGAAGGCCAAACGCAAGATGCCTGAAGACGTCGCTCTGATGCGAGCGCTACAGGCTGACATGGCAAAGGATGGAATCGCTTCAATTCCAGGCCGAAAGGGCGGTCCGAAGCACATACCGCTTCCACTGTCAGAACACCGAAGGATGCTTGGTTACCGCAATAGACGGTATTTCTAATGCCAATCCAGCGCTTTCGTCAGTTTCGTCTTCAAACTGGCTCTGTCGAAGAACTTAATAGGGAATTCGACCTTGTACGCGTTGCGTTAGACTCAATTGACAACGCAATCGCAAGCAGCGGACTAAAGGGTGACAAAGGCGATGCAGGTTCAGGCGATAAATGGGAACTGGAATTTTCCATGGGGTACGGTGCTACGGGCGCTCAGATCATCGATTACGTAGATCCATCCAATGATGGTTACTTGTGGTTTACGCCATATACTCGCGGAGGAACAACGTCGGTAAACGGAGAGATTTTCCATACGTGCGAATGGAGGCCAGAAAAATCATATTCAAGCGCATGTCTCGTGCTTGACGTAAACGATCTTGTTTTAGGCATCCATACGCTGAGCATCGACATCGAGGTTGTGAAGAATTCTACGCCAGTCGGAATCGGTGAATTTGGCATGACTAGTGGAGCGTATCATTTCAACAGCGGATATTCTGCGCTTACTGTCACTAATGGAGATACTATCGGTCTTCGAGCAAAGTTGCATCATAACCCTGGATATCCTCCTACGTGTCCCGGTCCTGACTCAACGATATACATGACAGGAAAAATCATCCTGAAGAATTAACTCATGCCGATCAATGAGACTGTAATAAACGTCAACTTCCAGCCGGTTAATCAACAGGCGCCTGATACGACCGCGCCGATCGGTCGTCTTGCTCGCATGCGCAACGCCGTTACCGAGCAATTTGAGGGCACCGCGATCAAGGTCAAGCAGCGTACTGGCTTTCGTCAGATCACAAAGAAGGTAATCAATCCAGTTGACGTAGTGATTGAAACTGAAGACGGCGGGTTCGCTGACACTCCCGAGTT